TGGATGACACCGATACCCCAATGGATCAGCGTTTCTTCTTGATTCCTCCATCAAGTCGCAACACCCTGATGGGTTTGGCTCGTTACACTGAGCAAGCCTTTGTGGGCGGTACTAACAGTACCATTCGCACTGGTGAGATCGGTAACTTGTATGGCATCCCTGTGTTTGTCTCAAGCAATTGCGACACTGCATCAGGTTCTGCTGCCGCACGGGTTTGTATCATGGGTCATCGTGATGCAGTAGTTTTGGTTGAGCAAATTGCTGTTCGCTCACAAGTTCAGTACAAACAAGAGTATTTGGCTACTCTGTTTACCTCTGATACCTTGTATGGCGTTCAGATTCTGCGTTCAGCCGCAAGCGTAAGTGCAGCCAAATCTGCATCTATGTTTGCACTTTTGGTTCCCGCCTAATTGCAGTTGCGCCCCCTGCCCTAGTGGTGGGGGGACTTTTTTAACCTAATTAGGAGAAATCAAAATGGCTGCTGCTACCGCTGTTGTTGTAGATAGAAACAACGAGACTTTCCGTGGTATTTTTAATGACACTTGGTCAGTTGTTGCAACGCTTGATGCTGGTTCTTTGGTTGATGGTGCGGGTGAAACCGAAACTGTTGCCGTTCCTGGCGTAGCGTTGGGCGATATGGTCTTGGGTTGTTCTTTTGCCGTGGATGAAGTTGGCATGAGCGTCACTGCTTATGTCTCTGCTGCAAATGTTATTAGTATTCGTGTTCAAAACGAATCTGGTAGCACTGTAGACCTAGCATCCTGCAAGATTCGTCTTGTAGCTGCTCGTCTGGTGTGAGGATTGGGGGGCTAGTCCCCCCTTTCTTATTTAGGGGTTTCAATGGCTACTTTTCGTTGTCTTCAGTCTGGTAACACAGTAAGTTTTACCTTACAACATGACATTGACTCAATGAAGGGTCATCAAGGTTATGTGAGGATTGATGAACAAGAAGTGCCTGACATTCCTGATGAAGTGAGGACAGATACTCCCTTCATGCCGCCAGTTGTACGGCGCATGGGTCGCCCAAGGAAAGTTGCAAATGTCTGATATAGACGCTAGAGATTTCGGGAAACTGGAGGCTCAAGTTGAGGCTCTCCAGAATGAAGTTCATTCTTTAAGCAAAGATGTGAAGGCTTTGCTTGAGTTGGCAAACAAGAGTAAAGGTGGATTCTGGATGGGAATGACCATCGCTTCCACTGTTGGCGGCATACTTACCTATGTTGGTGAGAGGTTGTTCAAATGAAAGGCTTGCTCTCAGGGGTATCGTGCCCTATTGCCACTCAAGATGTGTCTGTTAACTTGAAGAACAGAAACAACGCATTCAAGAAGTTTGGTTATGGCCCACCCAACCCTGATGAAGCAAATGATGCTTTCTGGTTGAAAAAGGCCAAGATGTATAACGCTCCTACCTCTGCCATAAAGGGTATGAGATGTGGGAACTGTGCCGCTTTCATTCAGACCCCCAAGATGATGGGGTGCATCAAGTCTGGTCTGGAAAAGGATGAAAACGAGGGCGAGTTGTCCTATGACGAGAACTTTGTCAAGGCGGCTAACCTGGGATACTGTGATCTGTTTCAATTCACCTGTGCAGCGGCCCGTACTTGTGATGCCTGGAAGTCTGGTGGGCCAATAACCAAGGAAAAAGTATGATGTATGGCAAGCCAATGAAAGACTCAAAGTCTGCTGACAAGAAGAAAGGTGTTCCTGTCACCATCATGGTGGCTATTGGGAAACCAAAGATGCTCCCCAAAAAGGGTCAGCGCACTGCAACTAACATGATGAAGAAGTCTTCAAAAGGTAAATAATGTCTACATTCCAACTAGATCCAAATCAAGTGGCCTGGGGTGTTGCCAGTAATGGCACAACTCAAGTGGCAACAGTAACCACTAGCAGCGTTCAAATGACTGCTTTTGGAGCAACCACAACTATGATTCGCATTGCTTGTGGTCAAGGTCATTGCCACTATGCAATTGGTACAAGTCCAACTGCAAGCATAACAACATCAGCTATGATTCCACCAAATTGCGTTGAAATTGTGCGAGTAACCCCTGGACAAAAGATTGCGTTTATCAAAGATGCGGCAATTACCACTTCAACTGTTTCTGTGACGGAATTGGTATGAAAACCAAGGCACAAAAGAAGGTGGGCAAAGTAATGCGTGAATATAAAGAAGGTACTTTGCATTCAGGCAAGGGTGGGAAGGTTGTAAAGAATCCTCGCCAAGCAGTTGCCATTGCCTTGTCTGAAGCTGGCATGGCTAAACCTAAGAAGGCAAAGAAATGAAACCTGGACTTTATGCCAACATCAATGCCAAACAAGCCCGTATCAAAGCTGGTTCTGGCGAAAAGATGAACAAGGTTGGGTCTAAAGCCGCACCTACTGCCGCTGATTTCAAACTGGCGGCAAAGACTGCAAAGAAGATTAAAAAGGTGAAGTAGATGAAAACACCCACTTGGCAAACAAAAGCTGGTCAAAATCCAAAAGGCGGCTTGAATGCCAAGGGCAGATCATCTTATAATGCGGAAACTGGTGGCAATCTCAAAGCACCAGTAAAGTCGGGGGACAACCCTCGCAGAGCAAGTTTCTTGGCTCGAATGGGTGGCAATGATGGCCCTGAGTTCAAGAATGGTGACCCAACGAGACTGCTTCTTTCGCTAAAGGCATGGGGTGCAAACTCCAAAGCTGACGCAAAGGCAAAAGCTAAAGCTATATCCGCAAGGAACAAGGCAAAGGCGAAATGAGAGCATTATCAGTTGGTGTTAGTCCCGCAGCGACAGTAGACACAACAGTCTATACCTGTCCAAAGGGCTACTACGCCAAATTCACTGTAATGTATATACACAATACAGGTGGATCTACCAAGCATATAACTGTGCAATGGTATGACGCAAGTGCTAATACCACTCTTGATATATTGACTCAATACGATTTCACTTCAAAACAATATTTGCAGTTTGATGGCAATGCCTACATTGTTTTAGAAGAAGATGACAAAATAAAAATAACTACTCAGTCGGCAAGCGCATTCAGTTTAGTAGTTACCATTGAAGAAGAAGGGTTGACTAGAACATGACACTACTAGAACTTGTCAACGATGTGTTGATCCGCTTGCGTGAGCCTGTTGTAACTACTTACACAGAAACCGCTTATTCCACTCTCATTGCAAAGTTTGTAAACGATGCAAAGAGACAGGTGGAAGATGCCTATGCTTGGAATTCTTTGGGGCAAACAATTACTGTGACTACAGTAGCTTCAACCCCATCCTACTCACTCACTGGTGCTGGTCAGAAGTTTCAGGTGATGGATGCCATCAACACAACCAGTAATGTTGGTTTGACTAACATCACATTTGTGGATATGAACCGCAAACAAAACTTCTTGCCTCTGGTCAACTCAATTCCTACAGAATTTACTTTTGATGGAATAGATGGTTCTTACAACACCAAAGTCAGCTTGTTTCCAATTCCTGATGGCGTATACACACTGAAATTCAGTCTGACAATACCCCAAGCAACTTTGGCATCTGACAGCACTGTGGTTCTTGTGCCTGATGTAGTTGTTGCTCAAGGTGCGTATGCTAGGGCATTGATTGAGCGTGGTGAAGATGGTGGATTGTCTTCATCAGAGGCTTATTCACTGTTTCGATCCATGCTCTCCGATTACATTGCTTTAGAGGCAAATCGGTATCCAGAAAATCAACAATTTGTTCCGCAATGAGCCAACAAATTCAGCCCTTCTCTATATCAGCCCCAGGATTCTATGGGCTGAATACCCAAGACTCGCCTCTTGATTTGAATGCTGGTTTTGCACTGGTTGCAACAAACTGCATCATAGATCAGTATGGTCGTATTGGATCACGGGAAGGATGGTCAAGGGTTAACGCATCTTCTGGCAACCTTGGTGCAAATGATGTAACTGTTATCCATGAGTTGGTGCAAACTGATGGCACTTTGACTGTCTTGTTTGCTGGAAACAACAAGATTTTTAAGTTGAGTTCTACAAACACTGTGACTGAACTCACCTATGGGGGTGGGGGTACTGGGCCAACTATTACAGCAAGCAACTGGCAATGTGCATCACTCAATGGCATCACATACTTCTTCCAATCTGGTCACAATCCTTTGATTTATGACCCTGCTGTTAGCACTACCACATATAGGCGTGTCAGCGAGAAAACTGGTTATGTCGCCACTGTTCCTGATGCCAACATTTGTATTTCTGCTTTTGGAAGATTGTGGGTGGCAAATACCACCACTGTGAATTCAACTGTTTATTTTAGTGACTTGATTGCTGGTCATGTATGGTCAACAGGAACTGCTGGTTCTTTGGATGTTTCACGGGTATGGCCCAATGGGTCTGATGAGATCACGGGGTTGGCAGCACACAATGGATTCTTATTTATCTTTGGAAAGCGTCAAGTCGTAATTTATGCAAATGCGACTACCCCATCAACTATGTCTCTCAGCGACACTGTTGAGGGTATTGGTTGCATTGCCAGAGACAGCATTCAGACCACCAGTACTGATGTTTTATTCCTATCTAACTCTGGTGTTAGATCGCTGATGAGAACGATTCAAGAGAAGTCTGCGCCTGAAAGAGACTTGTCAAAGAACATCCGCAATGACTTGATGAGTGCTGTTGCTGGTGAAACATTAGCAAACATCAAATCTGTTTATTCTGAAAGAAAAGCGTTTTACCTGTTGACAACTCCTAGCATTGACACGACTTGGTGTTTTGACACTAAGGCTTATTTACCTGATGGTTCTGCCAGAGGAACAACTTGGGATTCAATTACGCCCAAATCTATGTTGTCTTGCAGAGATGGGTCTTTGTACATTGGCAAGAATGGGTATGTGGGCTTGTATAACACCTATCAAGATTACCAATCTTCATATCGTATGTTGTACTACACAAACCATGCAGACCTTGGCAGTCAGAATGTAACTTCTATTTTGAAGAAACTGTCCATTGTTGTTATTGGCGGGACAAACCAAATAGTGACATTCAAATGGGGATTTGACTTCAAAACCAACTACTTGTCTGACAATGCGCTAATTCCATCACAAGGCGTTTCCTATTATGGTATTGCTGAATATGGTGCAAATGCCACAACAGTTGCATACTATTCTGATGGCGTTGCTTTGCAGACATTGACAGTTTCGGCAACAGGTGCTGGTAAAGTTGTTCAAACTGGGTATGAAACAAACATCAATGGAACTGCGTTGTCGATTCAGAAGATTGAAATTCAAGCCAAAAATGGCAAACTGAGTTAAGGAGAAAACTGTGTCTGATTACACCAAGAGTACAAATTTTGCCACCAAAGACAACTTGTCTTCTGGCAATCCTTTAAAGATTGTCAAAGGTACTGAGATTGATACTGAGTTCAACAATCTTCAAACTGCCATTGCAACTAAGGCAGATTCAACAAGTCCTACCTTTACAGGTACAGTGACAATTCCTACATTGGCTGTTACAGGTACATCAACATTGACAGGTGTAGCCACATTAACTGCCCAACCAATTCTTTCTAGTCTGACAGCTTCTAAGCCTGTATTTACAGACGCATCAAAAGGTTTGGTGTCTACGGGCACTTTGGGTGCAGATCAAGGTGGTACGGGGGTTGCAAATAACGTAGCGGCAACCGTAACCAGTTCTGGAAATTTTGCTTTTACTAGGACTTTGACGGGGGTAACAAATGTTACTTTACCTACAACTGGAACTCTGGCAACACTTGCAGGATCAGAAACATTTCAAAACAAAACTTTGACCAGCCCCGTAATAGGTGGGACTCCAACAGGTGTTGGCGTTCTTACGTCTGGCACTGTTGTAGCTTCAACATCTGGCACTAGCATTGACTTTACGGGTATACCTAGTTGGGTTAAGCGAATTACGGTGATGTTTGATGGTGTAAGCACAAATGGCAGTAGCTATCTTCTGGTTCAAATTGGGGCTGGGTCTATTGACGCAACTGGATATGCCTCTACAAATGGAACTATTGGCTCTGTCAGCGTATCTGGAGGTTCAGGAGGTACAACGGGTTGGGAGCTAATTTCAGGTAATTCATCGACTACAGCTTCGGGCACTGCTTTTGTGCATTTGATTTCGTCTAATACATGGGTATTTAATTCCACTACCTCTAATATTACCACTGTAAACACAAATATAACAGCAGGTCGTAAGTCAACTCTCTCCAGCACTCTTGACCGCATTCGGATCACCACAGTCAACGGCACAGACACCTTTGACGCTGGCTCCATCAACATCATGTACGAGTAAACATGATTACAGAAGAAGTCACACAAGTCATTGATGGAACATTGGATGACATTGAAAACTTTGACGAAATTTCGTTGGAGCATTGGGAATATTTCAAGAACAAAAAACCAATCTTCAACAAAGAGTATCTTGGTAAATTGCGTGTTGTGATAGCAAAAGAAGATGACAAAACAATTGGGTATGTGTTTTATGGTTTGTTTCAAAGCCCATACCATGATGAAATCTGGTGTCAGATTGATATGTTCTTTTTGAGTTCATCACACAGAGGCAATGGAATAGGAAAGAGAATGTTTGAACTTGTTGAACAAACAGCAAAAGACAATGGGTGTAAAAGACTTATTTCAAGCTACAACTTGAAAGAGTCTTTAGAAGTGTTTTACGAAAAACTTGGTTTTAATGCTACTCATGTAGCGGTTGCAAAGGAGATTTGAAATGCCATTTTCAGCAGCACTAGTAATGGGAGGTGCATCACTCTTAGGTGGTGTAATGGGTGGCAATGCCTCCCGTGATGCGGCAAATACCTCTGCACGGGCACAACTTGAGGCGGCACGAATTGCTGCTGAAGCGGCTAGGTTTCGCCCTGTTGGAGTAACCACTCGCTTTGGAGCATCTCAGTTTGGGTTTGACCCATCTGGGAATTTATCAAGTGCTGGTTACACAGTTAGTCCAGAACTTCAAGCCTATCAAAACAGATTGATGGGATTGGCTGGGGGCGCACTATCTCAGGCAGAAGGGGCACAACAGCAATATGCACCACTTCAAGGTGCGGCGCAGGGCTTGTTTGGTTTGGGTCAGCAGTATCTGGCTCAGTCTCCAGAACAGGTTGCCTCTGATTACATGGCAAGACAACAGAACTTGTTGGCTCCAAGCCGTGAGCGTCAAATGTCTCAATTGCAAAACACTTTGTTCCAGCAAGGGCGTGGTGGTTTGTCTGTAGGTGCAACTGGACAAAGACCTGGAGGTGGTGCTGGTTTGGGTGCGGCATCTCCTGAAATGGAGGCGTACTACAACGCAGTGGCTCAACAAGATGCGGCATTGGCGGCACAGGCACAACAAGCTGGTCAACAACAGGTTGCTTTTGGAACTGGTTTGTTTGGTACTGGTGCTAACTTGATGAACCAATATCAGCAAGGTCAAGTTGGCGCATTGTCTCCATTCCAAGCATATTTGACTGGCACTCAAGGAATTGAAGGCTTGGGTCAATCAGCTTTGGATATGGGATCACTGTTAGGCGGTAGGTCTGCACAGTCTGGTGCAAATGTTGGTCAGTTCTTGCAAAGAGGTGGTCAGGGTGCGGCACTGACTTCTCAAGCAGGTCAGTTCGATCCCTTTTCCTATGCTTTGCAAGGTCTTGGTCAGAATCGTCAATTTGCTCAAGGGTTGACAGATTACTACTATGGTGGCCCAGGACAATATGAGCAACGGGCTGGCGTTAGTTTTGCACAACCTAATGTTTACGGTTAAGGAATAATCATGGCAACAGATATTGTTCAGGGCTTGTTTGGCATGACCCCAGAGTCATATCAGCAACAAAGAGATGCTGCGGCACTTGAGAGGGCGGCTGCGTTTGGACGCATGGATCCAATGCAATCGGCTCGTACATCTATCTTCTATGGTGCTAACCAGCTTGGCAATGCTGTAGGTGGAATGCTGGGTGCTGAAGACCCACAATTAGTTAAGATTAGACAGCAACAGCAGGTGCTTTCAGGATTGGACATCAATGACCCTCAATCTATTGCTCAAGCAGTGAAAAGAGCAAGCGATATGGGGAACCCCCAATTGGCTTTGCAATTGACTGCTTTGGGTGATAAGGCTTTAGAGCGTCAAGATTTATCAGTAGAGCGTCAAGACAAGTTGCGTCAGCGTCAGGCTGCGGCGGCTTCTTTGGCTAGAACTCAAACAGCTAGAGATTTGATTTCATCAAACTTGATGATGGCCCCAGAAACCATCTCAGGTCAATCTGCTGCTACTGTTCCTGAAGTTGATGAGTTTGGATACCCACTTCGGTCTGCTGTGACGGGTTATAAGCCAGCGGAGTTTAGACTCGATTATGAGCGCGTTGCACCTGCTTTGTTAACATACTCAGAGGGTCGTGCAGAACTTGAAGCACTAGCCAAAACTCAGAAGGCGGCTGCTGACCTACAAAAAGCCAATCAGGAAGCACTTAAAACTGGTGCAGAGGCAAGGATTAAGGGGGCTGAAGCTGATGTGGCCCCCACAGTTGCACAAGCTGAAGCCGCCAAGAAGGTTGCGGAAGCAACATCCGCACAAGCAAATGCAAAATTTGCCTTTGATCTTGCACAACTAAAAGTTACGCAAGCGACATGGGATGTCAAAAACATCAAGAGTCAGATTGGAGAAAGATCAACCAAACTTGGTCTTGACACTGTACTGACTAACGCTAGAGTCACTGAGATTTATGCCAACATAAACAAGAATCTCAATGATGTTCCAGCAGATGTTCGCAAGTCAATCAATGAGGCAGCGGTAGCTGCTGGCACAAATAAACAGGCGGCAATCCAGTTCAATGACCTAGCCAATCGGATTCAAACCTCTGGTGGTAGTTATGGTGCTGTTGGGACTTTGGATGAGTTCTTGAAGAAGGCTGGTGGTTTCCAAGATGGAACTACTGGACTACGCCAGGAATACACCAGACTAATCAACCAAGCCGCAATCAAGTCATTGCCTCCTGGCCCCGCCACTGACAAAGACATTCAAATGGCATTGTCAGGGTTTCCACCAGC